AAGAACGGGGATGACCGTTGGGTGCCTCTCAATGACAAGGCCAAGGCTGCTTTAGATGCGCTGGGCAACACCCCAGGGGCTAAGTTCACACACCGCCGCTTTTATAACGCATGGAACGTGGCCCGCTCAAGAATTGCCCGTGGTGATGATACTTTCGTTTTCCATGTTCTGAGGCATACTGCGGCTTCTACGATGGCCAACGAACTGGGGGTAAATAGTTTACTGATTGGTCAAATCCTTGGCCATCGCAATGTCGCTACAACAGCTAAGTACGTTCACGCCAAGCCTAAAGCCTTGCAGGACATCATGAGAAAACTGGGTAACCAGTAACGGCTATATGTATAATTGGTCTTGTTTTGAGCAGTAATAAAAACCTATAAAAAACAACTTCTTGACCTTTTATACACCCTACGGACAACTAAAGATTAACTTTGGAAACTTGGGAGAGTTACTTTGAATACAGGCGAGACCGAAGAGACACAGGCATCTCTAGAAGACAAAATGAAAACTGATGGCCAGCAAAGGTATCTCAAGAGACAATCTAAGATGACTTCTGCAGCCACCATGAACGAACCACACAAGCTAATAACTGCAGCGATATCGAAAGTATCCAAAGAAATTACGTCTGTAATTGAGACAGAAGTTCTCAAGTTCAACTCAGGTGGGGCTAACGGCAGACCGAGGGCTTGGCTTGAGTTTATCAAAGACATCGACCCAGATACTTTGGCATATATTGGTCTCAATACAGCTTTTGACGCAGTGCTAAAGTTTGGCTCTCAGACATCCACTCTTAGTAAGATTGGACGTCGGATTGAACTAGAGAACTTTGCACTAGGTTTGTCTCAGTTTGATAGTAAACTCCACAAGCGTATCACTGCCCAAGTTACTAAAGACCACACCAGCCAAGTCTATCGCATCAAGGCGGCTCGGATCATTGCTGCTAAAGAAGGCTACAAGCCACCAAAGTGGTCTAGCAAAGATTGTGTCACAGCTGGTGGTCCTATCTTGAGTGCAGTTTTAAAGGTGTCGGATTTGTTCACTACATTTGACCTTAACTTTGGGACCACCAACACCAAAATGGTCATTGGTCTGACTGAAGAGGCTAGAGCAAACCTATTTCAGATGGAGACTGATGCGTCCTGGGCTGAACCAATGTATGGGCCAATGATTGTACCACCACAACCTTGGACGTCTTTCAACACTGGTTGTTACTATGACTTTGCTTTGTCGTCTTCAGTACCTCTAGTGCGAGGGGCCAACAGAGAGCAAAGGAAGGCCATACAGCACCACTTTGAGAAGTTTGGTACACCCGACTACGTCAAAGCACTTAACGCAGTCCAGGCAACCCCTTTAAAGATCAACACTGATGTCTTGGGTGTCCTGGAGTGGGCTACTGAAAACCGTCTTGCATTTGGTAAGTTCCCTGAGATGGTTGTACCAAAGTTTCCAAAGACACCTGAGAACATCGATGAGATGGATCCAGAGATCGCTATGCAGCTAAAGAGAGATCAGAAGTCTTGGCATGGTAAGGCTCGCGAGGCTGATGCAAACCAAGGTAACATGTATGCAGTTCTAAAGACTGCCAATGAGATGTCTGGATATGACCAGTTCTGGTTGCCTTGGAACTTTGATTTCCGTGGTCGCCTATATCCTGTGTCTACTTTCAACTACCACCGTGATGACCACGTCAAATCGCTGTTCACTTTGGCCAATGGTAAGGCAGTAGATGGAGACACACGTGATTGGTTGTCTATCCACCTGGCAAACTGTGGTGACTTTAATAAGGTCAGCAAAAGTTCGTTCCAAGATCGCATTGACTGGGTAGCAAACCACCACGATCAGATCATGGCAACGGCTCAAGACTTCAAGGCTACTTTTGACTGGTGGCGTCAGGCAGACAAACCATTTCAGTTTCTGGCAGCTGTCTATGAGTACGCCAAGTTAGATAATGATCCAGATGCGTTAGTCTGTCTTCCGCCCGCTATGGACGGCACCAACTCTGGTGTGCAGCACTACTCAAGCGCCATGCGTAACTCTGATGATGCTATGCTTGTTAACCTGATCCCCAGCGACAAGTGCCAAGATGTCTATGCAGCTGTTGCAGAGGTCTCCACACGCCTACTAGAGGAACTCAAAGGGGATCCTGTTGCAGACGCCTGGCTGGCCTTTGGGGTGGGGCGTAAAGAGGTCAAGCGCAACACAATGACCTATGGCTACTCAAGCGTCGAGCGTGGCTTCTGTGACCAGATCTTGGAAGACCTCATGGCACCACTGCGACGTGACGTTGCACATGGCCGCATCGAGAAGCACCCGTTTGGTGACAACAGATCCCAGGTTAAGCATGCGGCTCTGTTGGCCAAAGTGAACTACCAGGCTGTACAAGAGGTCGTGAAGTCCGTGGCAGACGGCATGAAGTTTCTACAGGAACTGACTGATGCGGTGTCTAAAGAAGGTAAGACACTACGCTGGCAGACACCGTGTGGCTTTCCTGTGATCCAAAGCTACACCAAGCTGATGATCAAGAAGGCACGGATCTACCTGTGGGATCGTGAGGCTAAATGTGAGCGGTGGCAGCAAATTACTTTGAGAGATCCAAACCCTGCTAAGATCGACACAAAGAAGATGCGTTCTGCGGTGGCTGCTAATGCCGTCCACAGTCTCGACAGTGCACACATGATCAACACGATCTTGATGGCTCTAGACAATGGCGTGTCTGACTTCTTTATGATCCACGACAGCTTTGCGACAACCTGTGCTGACACCTGGACGATGTATCACTGTGTGAGACATGCTTTCGTTGATCAGTACGAGGGTGGTTGCTTCTTTGAGGAGATCCGCAGCCAGGTTGCCCAGCGCGTCAGTGACCCGAATAAGGTTCTACCACCTGTCCCAGCTAAAGGCGCACTGGACATCCGTGGGGTCTTAGAGAGCGAGTATTGCTTCAGCTAGACCTTATATACACCCTATGGACAACTAAGATTTCATAGGAGCAACCATGCACCCAAGAGAGAGGATCTTGGGAGAGATCAACTACCGAAAACTAAGGGGCGAACCCGTCCCCCAAGATACCCTAGATGCTGCGAAGCACTGGGGTATTTTTGTTTCAAACGACAACATCGATAAAACCAAAGGAGAGCCATCAGATGGCAAAGATTAAATATGTTACCCCCCAAGGCCGTGCAAAGTACCCGTGGCTAAATAAGCCTGACACCCAGTTTTCAGCTGACGGTGTCTATTCAACTTATCTGATCATGGACCAGGCAGAGGCCGCAGAGTTCAAGCAGTCGGTTAAAGATTTGGCCATTGAAGAGTTTGGACCAAAGGCAAAATATACTGTGCCAATTGAGACTGACGAAGAGACTGGTGATCTGGTTGCTAAGTTCAAAAGTAACTACCTACCGACTTTCGTTGACAGCACTGGTGAATTGGTCACTTCGGCACCACCAATGTTTGGCGGCTCAATGTTGGCCTGTGGTGGCGAAGCTGTCACATACACTGTCCAAGGTAAAAAGGGTGTCAGCCTACGTCTTAACTTCGTCCAGATCATTGATCCTGTCGGGTCATCTGGTGGTGGTAGCCCCTTCGGTGCTGTCGAGGGTGGCTTTGTAAAGTCTGATGCCCCAGCGGCACCAGCACCAGCCCCTACGGCTACTGATGGTGACGATGATGACTTCGACTTTTAAGTGGGGCATCAAGAATGGGTATCGGTCAGGGCTAGAAGACAAGGTGGGCCAGCAGATTACTACTGCTGGTCTTCCTCTTTTGTACGAGACAGATCGTGTGCAATACACCTGGCCATCACGTCAATCGAAGTACACACCTGACTTCAAACTGCCCAAGCCTGGCGGGTTTTACTATGTCGAGACAAAAGGGCGTTGGGTCACTAATGATCGAGCCAAAGCCCTACTCTTACATAAGCAGCACCCAGATATCGACATCCGCTACGTGTTTAGCAACCAGAACCAGCGTTTGTACAGAGGGTCTCCCACGACTTACGCCAAGTATTGTGACAAGCATGGTCTGACCTGCGCAAGCACGAATAAATGGATCCCTCAAGAGTGGCTTGATGAGAGCCTGGCCGCTCTAAAGTAGGGCTGGGGTCACCTTCGGGTGGCCCTTTTTATTTCATCAGCATGAAGGAGAGAGCATGTTACAACTACAGAAGAAAGAGCATGTCGAAAGCGACTTCATTGCTCACACACCCTGTGAGGTCTGCGGGTCCAAAGACAACGCTGGTGTATATACAGATGGACACACATACTGCTTCGGCTGCCAGGCATATGAGCATGGTGATGACGATGCTCCACAGGCCCAGCGCACCTCTAAAGCACCATCAGATTTACTCAAAGGTGAGTATCATGCCTTGGCCTCACGTAAGCTGACTGAGGAGACCTGCCGAAAGTATGGCTACATGTTATCCAGGCGCAACGGCCAGCCAATCCACATTGCGTCATACAGAGACAGCAACGGGCTAGCAGTAGCCCAGAAGCTACGGACTAAGGACAAAGATTTCCCTTGGGTCGGTGAAGCAAGGAAGGCCACCCTGTTTGGTGCCCACCTGTGGAACTCTGGCCGCAAGATCGTGGTCACTGAGGGTGAGATTGACTGTATGTCAGTCAGTCAGATCCAGGGACACAAGTGGGCCACGGTCAGCTGCAAGAACGGAGCAGCTGGTGCGGCTAAAGATCTATTGAATGCATGGGAGTATCTCGACAAGTTCGAAGAGATCATCCTGATGTTTGATAGTGATGAGGCTGGACAGGCTGGGGCTTTAGCAGCTGCTGAAGTCCTACCCATTGGTAAGGTCAAGATCGCCACCCTGCCCTACAAAGACCCCAACGAGTGCCTGATTAACGGGGCATCAGCAGACGTCATCAATGCTATCTTCCAGGCGGCACCCTTCAGACCTGATGGTATCGTCAGTGGTGTGGATATGCGAGATGAGATCTCCCAGGTAGACGCTATGTCTACCATCACCTACCCATTCAAACGTCTCAACGAGATCACCAAAGGCGTCCAAGGTTCCACCCTGACAACCATTGCCGCTGGCTCTGGTGTCGGCAAGTCTACCCTGGTCCGAGAACTGGCCTACGACTTCATGTGTCAGGGCCAGAACGTCGGGATGCTCATGCTCGAAGAGACGCCCAAGAGATCCGCCCAGGGTCTCGTTGGTCTTCACATGAGCCGCAACATCACCATCGATCCTGATGCAGCTACCAAAGAAGAAGTAGAGGCTGCATATGATGATCTAATGTCTGACAAGTACGGTAAGTTTTACTTATTCGACCATTTCGGATCAACGGGCATGGACATCATTACCAACCGCATCAGATTTATGAACAAGGCGCTGGGCTGTGACATCATCTTCCTAGATCACATCTCGATCTTGGTCTCTGGTCTGACTGGTAAGGTCACTGATGAAAGACGCTTGGTGGACGACATCGTCACACATCTGCGAACCACGGTGGTCCAAGAGTTAGGCATCAGCCTGTTCCTTGTTAGCCACCTCAAGAGGCCCATGTCCGAGGCAGGTCACGAAGGTGGTGCCAAGGTCCAGCTATCACAGCTGCGGTCTTCTCACTCAATTGCCCAGCTGTCCGACTTCTGCATTGGCCTACAGGTGGATGCTGAAGACCCGACATCAGGTGGGCGTGAATTGGTGGTTCTAAAGAACCGTTTCACTGGTGAGGTCGGCTTTGCTGGAGCACTAAAATACAATCGGGACACTGGTCGGCTAATCGATACCGACGAAGACTGCCCCTTCTAAACCCCTAAACATCGACAACAAAGGAGAACGCTCATGGGCGAACAAATACCTATGTCTTTTACTGACACAAGTGAGGCAGCACTGGCATCAATTGACGTGACCAAATTGGAGCAGATTGTGCTCACTGCCATCCGATCTTTTGGCAAGAAGGGCTGCATTTCTGATGAGGTTCTATTGGGCCTACCAGGCCACCGATATTCATCAGTGACCCCGCGCTACCGTGCACTGATCGACAATGGCTTCATCGAAATCATTGGAACCCGAAAAGGTGTCTCTGGCCGCCAACAGCGGGTCTTTCGCGCCGCCACCCTGGAAGGGAAATCCCATGCATAACTACACAATGAACGAGTACCAGGCAGATGCAGCGGTGTTCGCCATCTACAAGTGGAAGGTCATCTACCCTGCTCTGGGCCTGGCAAATGAAGCTGGTGAGGCTTTAGGTAAAATCAAGAAGTTGATCCGTGACGATGACGTGCGGTTTGATGGTGGCAGTAAGATCACAGACCAACAACGTGCTGACCTGGGTGCAGAACTTGGTGACGTCCTTTGGTACGTCGCAAACCTCTCACGTGACCTTGGTCTGAGCCTCAATGACGTCGCTGCGATGAACCTAGAGAAGCTACAGTCTCGCTTGGCACGTGGTGTCATCGGTGGCTCTGGTGACAACCGTTGAGTGGTCGCTGGATCTGGGATCTCGAAAGTAACGGCCTACTGGACACCATCAGCACTATCCACTGCATGGTCTTCCGCAACGTCGAGACTAACGAGGTCCGCGCTTTTGGCCCTGGTGAAATCACCCAGGGTCTAGAGTTACTCGCAACAGCTGACGAAATCATCGGACACAACGTAATTGCGTATGATTTTCCTGCTGTAGCCATGTTGTACCCAGACTTCACCACCACAGCTAAAATCACAGACACTCTGGTCCTAAGTCGCCTCATCAAAGCTAACATAATGCAAGATGATTTCGAGGGAGAGTTTCGCACAGGGTTCATTAACTTCCCCAAGCGCCTCTATGGATCCCACTCACTACAGGCTTGGGGTCTGCGTGTCGGTAACCTCAAAGGGGACTACAACGGTGGCTGGGAAGAGTTCAGCCAGGAGATGTTCGACTACTGCATCCAAGATACCAACGTCACCCTGACGATCTACAAGAAGTTCATGGCCGCTGGTTTCTCACAAGAGAGCATCGACCTAGAGCATTCCCTTGCAGAGATCTGTTTCCGCATTGGTAACAACGGCTGGACCTTCGATCAGGTGGCAGCTGCTAAACTGTATGGGGAACTGGCCCAGCGCCGTGCTGAGTTAACAGAAGAACTCAACGAACTTTTCCCGCCTTGGGACGTCGAGGAAGAGTTCATACCCAAGTCCAACAATAAGACACGTGGGTATGTCAAAGGTGAGGTCTTCATCAAACGTAAGGTCATTACGTTCAACCCAAGTTCACGTCAGCACATCCAAAAGTGCTTGGTTGATAAGTATACTTGGAAGCCAAAAGAGTTCACCAACAACGGCCAGGCTAAGATCGACGAT